ATTCTAGAGCTTTTACTTTCCCTAATTTAATGGGTGTATGTGAATATTCTAATATATTAGTTTTAAAATGAATGTCTAATACTTTAGTTTCCCATATAAATTCTACACCTTTTTCTACCAAATAATCATACCAATTCTTGCCAATTTCATGTAGATAATCAGTTCCAACATGCCATACAGGGAATAATCTTAAACCAAAATGTGGTTTAATAAAATCAGGTTCTGCTACGGGATTTGAACATTGTACTTCGTCTGGGTTTGGGTGAAAACGTTTAAAATTATCAATTACTTGATCCATTAATTCCATAGCTTTTTCTTCGCCTGTGTATTTTGATAGATGACCTCCAATAGATGTGTGGTAAGTTAATTTACCATCACTCCAACCACCAGCACCTAAAAAACCTCTCATTACATCGGAGGCAGGTCTGCGATATGGATCTAATCCCATATCAATAATGGTAATTTTTCCATCAAACCCGTTGTCTACTAATTTTGTAGCGGCATTTACACCTGCAACACCTGCTCCTACAATTACTACTTTAGTCATATTATATCTTTATTTATTAGTTAATATACGAAAAAAAAGTGACCCAACCAAATGATTGGGCCACAGCTCCTTTTTTAAATTTTAAATCGTCCGGCTATGAATCGGACTGTATGTTTTTACTTCTTCTTTGTTTTTTCTAATGATCTACCACCAAAATAAGCACCAATCACTGTAATCAATACTAATTGAAGTAAGTCTGTCCATTTTGCTTCAACATTGAAATTAATAGTTCCAGCATCAATAAATATCATTAATACTGTTGATACAACTAAAAAGACCAACACTAATGGTCTTACATTTTTACTTAACCAACTGTCGCTGTTCATGTCTGCTGACCAACGATCAGTTATGTTTTGTTCCATTTTGGCTTCATGGTTAGATATAAGCTCTTGGATTTTTCTTGATGCTTCTAATTTTTCTTCTTTAGATGTGTGTAAGTTATCTATAACTCCACCTACACCTTTTACTAGGTCGGCTGCGCCACCTGAAAATATTTTTGTTAATATACTCATAACGTTATTGGTTTTTTATTTTATCTTCCCAATCTCTAAAAAGGAGATTGCCTTTTAAATATGCTTCCATTTCCATTTTTCTCATATGTTTATCATCTTGAGCGTATGTTGGTGAAGAAGCATCACCTAAATCTAAATCACCTCTTTCATTTTGAACGTGGTGAATTAATTCATGTGCAAATGATCTACAAATGTCTTTATCGTGTCTGTTTGTAATGTATAAAACAACAGACATGTCTGCTGGGTTATAATATGCTGTTTTACCAAAGATACCTTCAGCGTTTTCTTCATCTTGTTTTAAATGAAGTTTGGGAGTATTTTGAATGTCAAATTGTTCCCTTGCTGTTTTATATATTTTCCCTAAGGCTTCTTTTAATTCCATTATGCTTCTGGTTCTTCTTCTGGTTCTTCAGCTGGTTCGTCTACAGGTGTGTCTGTTGGTTCTGTGTCTCCAGTTTCACCTGTTTCTTCTGTTTCTTCTTCTCCCCCCATTTGTGGGTCTGTTAGTAATTTATTTATATGATTTATTGCTAGTGTTTTTTCTTCTATATCACCTAAAAAATATTTTTTACCCCCTATTTTTACCATTAAGGAAAATTGTTCTAAATAAATCATAAATGAAGTACCATTTACTAAACGAACTTCGTATGAAGGTGGAACAGTATTAGCTGCTTTTAAGCCTTTTACATATCTAATAAGTGGATTTAATCTTAAATCTCCCTTTAATGCACTTACAATTTCTGGTGGTGCAGGGTATTTTTCCTCCATTAGTGTAGAAATTGTTTTTTTAATATGTTCTCTAAGTTGTTTCATTATTTTTTTATTGCTTTAGCTACTGCTTTTCTTTTATTAGCTAAGTATTTGTCTGTTTTGTCTACTTTACCATCATTGTTGATGTCGTCGTCTTCTTTTCCTACTGGATCTAATTTTTCTTGAGTTAATCCAGATGCTAAAGCTTTTTCATCCATTTCCATTCCTGTTGTTGCTTCCGAAGGATTATTAACTATTTTAGTAGCTGAGTTTTTAAATTCTTTTTCACTCATTTCTAATTCTAATTTTAGTTTTTTGTATCCCTCATACTGTTTTCTGGCTGTAGAGCAAAATTGTTCTGGTACTTGTATACCTTTAGTAGCATAAGCTTGAATGATTTCTTCATTTGTCATTCCTTTATCAAAATCTTCAAAGAATTTTTTCATAGCACTTTCCATAAGGATAGCTTTATTTCTATGTTTATCCATATGTTCCTTTAAATTAGAGTCTCCTCTTTCTTTCATGTAACCTTCCATCATTTCGTCAGGTGATAACCCAAAATGTGACTCTTCACCACCATTATCATCTATTACATTTTTAAGTATTGTTTTAATTCTTATAATATAATCTTGTGAATACCCTGAACCTTCCATCATATCATCTAGATTATCTCTAAAAGCAATTAATAACTGTATATCATCTGTGCTTATGTTTTCTTCTAATGTTGCTGTGCCTCCTTGTGAAAGGTCTTTTTTTAATTGCATTTTAGCATCTCCGTCTAATGCGTTGTATGCTGGGTCCTTTGTCATATCATCTATGGCTGTTTTACCTGCATAAGTTGCTTCTGTTATTTTCATGTCGTTTGCGTATTTATTCATTGCTATTGCTTGGTCTTTATTTATACCCTTTAAACTTTCTGGAAATGAAATTCCATATTTATTTTTAAATCTATTTTTATGCCATTCTGGTGTTTTAACTGGGTCTTTAGCTCCATTTACTTTATCAAATACATCTTTAATTCTTCCTGCCATTTCTTTTGGAGCCATATCTTGTTTAACATCTGTTTTAAACATAGGTGATTCTTCTATTTCTTCAAATTGAGATGATTGAGTCCCCCCTTTTGGTGCAGAATAATCTTTTGCTAAATCATTAAACATTAGAAATAAATAAACATTACCGTAAACTCCTCCTGGAGATACATCTGATATTTCGTAATCTTCTATGTATGTTTTAAATTGAGTGTATGTTTTAAGTGCTGCTGCTTTTGCTTTTGCTTTTGAAGCATCAATTTTATCTGTTGTTTCCTTACCAAACATTGCTCCCCTACCTTGAGGACCATTAAAGTGTGGGAATTTAATAAATGTTCCACCTGATCTTTTGTCTAAATATGAAGAAACTTCATCGTATCCCCCAACAAGTTCATTGTGATGTACATCTGCCATAGATAACATATCTCTAACTAAATTAATAGTGTCTGGATCAAATGTTTTTGGTTGGTCAAATTCACTTAAATCTTCTACACCTGCTAAAGCTGCTAGGTCTTGGTAACCCATTTGCATTATTTCTTCTTCGGATTTGCCTTTTAAAAGACTTTTCATAAGATCATTTACATGGATTCCCATTTCTTTTGCTTTTTTAACTAAAGCATTAAAGTATGGGTTATTTGGTGGTCCTACTTCCATCATACCAGTTGCTGTTCTTTTAGGTCTTTTAGAGAAGGGATATTCATTTTTTCCTGTGTAAGGGTCTTTACCCGCAGATGCTATAGCTCCTGTTCTAGGAGAGCCCTGAGTAGTTAAAGTAGCACTACCATAAGCATCTTCTTTTACTGTTTCTTTAATTAATTGTATAATGTCTTTTTTTTTCATTTTAATATTTTGTAAAACGTGTTCTATTTGGATTACCTATTGATTGTGTTTTTTCCATTCCGCTCGTATGGTTTCCCATAGCACCATATCCTACATTTTTATTTGCGTAATTTTCCATTTCATCTTGATCGTCTGCAAAGGGTCTAGGAGATGTAATACTATTACCATCAGTAGAGTTTCCCCCACTACTACCAATACCAGTGTATTCTTTGATTACTGATTTAATTAGTTCTCTTAGTTCCTTCTTCGTCATTTAATTCTTTTTGTATTTTTTCTCTAAATTTAGAAGCACCTTCTTTTACGTCTTTTGTCATTTTTTTCTTGTCAACACCTCCTACCCATCTTTCAACAACACCATCTTCTGACACAAAACTTGAATTTGATGTGTTTATTGCGTCTAATAAATATGACTCCATTTCATTTACTATGTCAAGTGAATTTTTAGATTTTAATTCATTAATATATTTTTCATATTGTCCAGGAATATGTTTTAATTTTGCTTCAAAATCAATAACACAATCAAAACACTTTTTATGTATTTTATAATTAGGTTTGTCTAATCTTTTTTTCATTATTTTATTACAACAAGGGCAACTTAAGGGCATAAATACCTCTTTTTTAATTACATCTAATTTAGATACTGTTTGTTTAATACCATTTTTTATTGTCCATGTTTTTCTTCCTTCTTTCCAAACATCACCTTCTTTATGGTCTTCTTCTTTAGTATTATAACCAATTTGGGTGCTTGTAGATGCGCCCGTTTTACCTTTAATAAGGTTACGTAATCTACTTACGTCTTTTCTTTTAAATTCTTTATTTAACCCTTGTACTTTTTGTTGCATAACTTTTATTTTAGCTTATATCCATGTAATCTCCATGGCTTGCTTCTATTCCTAATTCTTCTAATCTTGCTACTATTAAATCTAAATCTTCTAAACCTGAATTGTATCTTCTTGGTATTAAATCTCCTTCATGAATGTATGCTAATGTGTCTTTTAACCATTCATTAGCTTCATCATATTTTAATTTGTCTGAACGTTGATCTTGGTCTTTACTTTCATAAACATCCAACCCATAAAAACGACCACCTTGTTCAGTGTATACAAAAGTTACTTTTTCATATGACACTGCATTAAGATCTGTTCCTCCTTCCATACCATCAACTCCTCTGGTTCTACCTCCAAAGTATTTACCATATTCAGCTTCACTTAAATACCCTAATTCAGTAGATAATTCTCTTAAACTATTTGGAATATCATCTACAGCTAAATTTCTGTCATTTTCTTCATCTTCTTCGTCTCTATTTTCATTAATTTTACTGTAAATAAAGTCTAAAGCTGCCTCTTTATCGCCATTGTGTAATTGATCAACAACTTTTTGGCCTATCTCTGCATATTCACCATTAGTTTGTGGAGGACGTTCTCCAAAATTACTTTTAATGTCTAAATATCCTGAACCAATTATAACTAAGTCTTCATCTGGATTGTCCATGTCTTCAGGTTCAAGTCTGTAATCATCTAAGTTTTCTTTAACTTTGCTATCATCAACAGCTATTTCTAAAGTGTCCCAATCTACATCTTGTCCTATTGGTTCTGAGAATTTTGAACTTGCTGGTTCATCCATCATACTTTGAACGTAAGCTGCTTTTGGGTTTTCTGGTAATGTGTCTATTACACCTTTTTTAAGCAACATCATATAATATAATTTAGCTTTTTGGTCTAATGATAATTCTTGTATTCTTTTTTTAATGTCCATTTTTTATTTTTTTGCGCCAGGTTTCCCTGCATTGAAATTGTTTTTACTAAATTCTAATCTGTCAACTAATTTAATGCCACTTTCAGTGTGATCAACTGCTACGAATCCTTCCGCTTTAGTTACACTTAAAGTACCATCTCCGTTGTCGATAAAGTGTTTAGTTGCTACTGCCTTATCGTATTTGGTTATAAATATAGACTTTGCTTCAGAGAGTAATTTACTTACTTTAAATATATTTATTATATCTTGTTTTTGGGATTCAAATTCTCTAAGTTTTTCTTCACCTGCTTGTTTTTTTCTTTCTTTTGATTCTGGTCGTTTAACTTTTTCTATACTTTTATCTACTGCTTGTTGGTACCAATTTTTAAATCTTTCAAAAGACTTTAAAGGATCTAATATAAATTCACCTTGTCTTATTTCACTATTAAGGTAAGTATTTAGATTTTTTAGAGGTAAATTAGTATAATCTACATTTATAGAATCTGATTCGTTAATTTTGTCTAATATAAATTTTTCTTCTTCATCACTTAATAAAATGCCTGTGGTGTCTTTAAAGTAAGCATCGTCAAACCATACGCTTGGTGTTTTATTTAATCCACTTATGTCTGCTCCAAATGAAGCACCACCCCCACTTAAATCATTGTAAGTTGTGTGAAATATAATTCCAATGTTAGCTGCTATTACTTGTTTGCCTAATTCAGAATTTGCTTCAACAGCATATCTAATTGTGTTTGGTTTAAAAGTGTAATGTGTAATTCCATCTATGTCTTCTGTTTCAACATCATCACTGTCAAACATAAAATCACCTTGTAAAATGCCTTTTATTCCTACAGCAGGTAAATATTGTAATGCTAATTTTAATTTTTTAGCTAAACCAGCTGCGTGTCCGTGATTTCTATCTATGTCTTGAGAAGTGTAGTTGATTTTTGGTTCTTTATTAAATATAGATTTAGTACCTACAAAAAACTTTCCATTGTCAGGATTAATACCAGTAAAAACAGCAGGTGCACCATCCCATTTTACAGAAACGTTTTTAATTGTATTGTCTTCCCCTTTTAAATTCTTAATTAACTCATATAAGAAATTTTTAGCTTGATTAAAACCATCTTGTCCTTGAGTTAATACTAATTCCTCAAGATGTGTTAAGTGTGTGTTTGCCTTTGTTTCTGTTAAAACTTCTGCTATTTGTTCTTTCCACCAATTTTGTGAAAATAATCTTGTTTCTTCCATTTTTAAATTTTCTGGTGAGTCTTCTTTAAAATATGTGTGGTAAAAATAATCTAAAGCATCTCGTTTTTCACCCGTTAGTTCAGGTCTTAATCTTGCATATGTTTCTTCTGCGTCTGGGGCGTCTAATTTTTTAACTAAGTCTGCATATAAAGCCCAATATTTTAATTCATGGTCCTCAAATTCGTATAACTTTCTTGTAAGTGTGCCTTTTATATATTTAGGCACTTCCATATATTGGTCTCCTTGTTTAGCTGTGTCTTTTTTTAAACGTTTAAGATTTTTAGCGTGTTTAGCTTTTTCCTGTTTATTCATTGTGCCCATCATTTCATTAACTGCTGTTGGGTCTTCTACTGTTAAATTTATGTCTGGGTGTTTGTCTTTTAATGCAGCTACTGCTGTTCTGTTTTCTTCTGAATCATCAATAAAATAAACTGTATTGTATCCTTTATTTATGTGGTTTTCAATCCAATTTGCTTTGTCTTGACCTGTTACCTTACCGTCTACTTGTAATCCTAAAGGTACAACATAAGCAGATAACCCTATACTTTTTAAATATTTTGTTACAGGGTGTCCTATAGAACGAGCTGTTAATATAGTAGTTTTTACGTTTGGTCTACTTAATGAGTCTTTTAATTTA